TAACCCTGACACCAAAGGGAACGGGTGCAACTGTTGCTAATGGCAACTTCAAGATGAACAGCGGGTATGGTTCTGCTGCCATTGCCTACGGTTGCCGCGCTTGGGTGAACTTCAACGGCACTGGCACTGTGGCGATTCGTGGAAGTGGCAACGTGACAAGTATTACGGATGTCGGCACAGGGAATTACAACGTAAATTTTACGGAGGCGATGCCTGACACAAATTGTTCCGTAGTTGCATCTGTTGTGAATAATTCACCTGCATGGGTTTCTCAGGCCAGAACACAACAACCGTCTACTTCATCGGCAAACATTTATTGTTCTTACCCAAACTCGCCTTATGACGACTCAAACATTAACGTCGCCGTCTTCCGCTAATCAGGAGCAACCAACATGACACAACGAATCATTTACCCTACTGACGAAGGTGGTGTAGCCATCCTAATTCCAGCACCAGAGTGCGAACTAACAATCGAAGAGATTGCAGCTAAAGACGTACCTGCGGGCAAGCCATTTAAAATCATTAGCATAGAAGACGTTCCTACAGATCGTACATTCCGTGACGCTTGGGAGTATCAAGAATGATTGTTATCAACATCGACAAAGCAAAAGCAATCGCGCATGATGCTCGTCGTGCTGCTCGCGCCGAAGAATTTGCACCTTTGGACATCAAGGCAACAATTCCAAGTGAAGCCACTCAAGCAGAGATAGCTCGTCAAGCAGTGCGCGACAAGTATGCTGCAATGCAAACAGCAATTGACGCAGCAACAACCACAGATGAAATCAAGGCAGCAATGCCTCAACCATAAAGGAAATCAAAATGGCACTTATTAAAGCAATCCCTTCAGATTTTGGCGTCGACTGCCACTACTGGAACATCGGAGCAGTACAAGAAGACTTCAAAGGTCAAGGCACAGAAGTGACCTTCTACGGCTACGCAAGCAAAGAAGCACGTGAAGCAGGCAAGCAACCCCTGAGCGCAGGTAAGGTACAGATCGCTGGTGACGAATACGTTGCTGGTGCTGACCGTGCTGCCTTGTACACAATCATCAAGCAAAAGCCTGAGTTTGAAGGCGCACAGGACGCTTAATGTCCAAGTACTCTGACCAGTATGTTCTTTACGGATATTGGGAATACCAATACGCCGAGGGAGACGTACAAGCGTCAGAGGCAAGTGCTTCTGTTGAAGCTGTTGCAAGCACAACTGCTGAACCAACAAAGTTTCTAGGAAGCACTGGAACTGCAAATGCAGTTGCATCAGTTGATGGCACACCAATCAGAATCAGAGATGCGCAATCAGATATTGATGCAACCGCATCAGTTGATGCAAATTCAATCAGGATTAGACTTTCAGATTCAAGCGTTACGTGTTCAGCAAGTATTACTGGACTCGGCGGCTTACTTGCTAGTGGCGCTTCTGCGATCTACGCATACGGCACAGCATCCGCAACAGGCAACTTCACGGCATCAGCAAACGCTGCCATTTATGGCTATGTCACAACGACAGCCAGAGGCTATCGCTACGGCGAGGAGTGGACAGGCGTTAATGATATTGCAGAATCATGGTCAAACGTCAGTGACAACTCATTGACGTGGACAGCATCATCAGACACGTCAAAGTCATGGACTGACGTTTCAGACACATCGAAAACTTGGACTCAAGTAAACGATAATTCATCATCTTGGACACCAGCAGATTAAGGGTAAATCATGGCCGATACCACAACATCCAACATTTCACTAACCAAACCAGAGGTAGGCGCGTCCACTGACACATGGGGTACGAAGCTCAATGCCAACTTTGACACGCTGGATAACCTGTTCACGTCAGGTCCAGCACTCTTGGTTTCTAAGGGTGGTACTGGGGCAACTAGTGCTGCTGGCGCTGCAACCAACTTAGCTGTTGAATTTGGTAAATTGCTTTATCCAGTTGGCTCGATCTACACAAACGCATCTAGTTCGACAAACCCTGCAACATTGCTAGGATTTGGCACTTGGACTGCATTTGGTGCTGGTCGTGTGATGGTTGGTTTTGACTCAGGCAACACACTGTTTGACACTGCTGAAGAAACTGGCGGTAGTGCAGATGCGATTGTTGTTAGCCATACTCACACAGCGACTGATTCTGGTCATACTCATTCTATTTCTGGAAAAGTTGGATACACATCTGGAGACTCAATAGCAATGAGAGCAGATTTAAGTGGCACTACGAAAACGACAGATGCAGGGTATGCAAACATATCCGTATCTACAACTGGCTCATCTGGCACAAATGCAAACTACCAGCCATATATTACTGTCTATATGTGGAAACGGACAGCATGACAACTATCGACGCAACAGATGCACGTTTGAACACGCACGAAGAAGTGTGTGCAATGCGTTATGAGCAGATCAACGCAAGATTGAAGCGCCTTGAGGCAATCATCATCAAGGCATTTGGAATCTTGACGGTAAGCATGGCTGGCGTGATTTGGTCAACCATCACTCACATGAAATGATGTGGACCCTATCTCCCTTCTCATGGCAGCGCAAGCAGCAGTTGCGGCAGTCCGCAAAGGCTGTGAGATGCTGTCTGAAGGGAAGGCTGAGATTAGCAAGCTCAAGTCTACTGTTGAAAAAGGTATTGGTGACGCTAAAGCGATTTACAAAGAAGTTACAGGACTTTGGGGATGGCTTAAAGGCTTATTCACAGGCACAAAGCCAGCTAAAAGCGCACCTGCACAAGCGCTCGTTGAATCCACAACCAAACAAGCCGAGCAAAAAAGAACTCAAAAACCTTCAAAAGCAGTTGAACTCAGCTATGAGGAGTACCAGACACAGGCTATCCACCAAGTATGTGAACAACTGAAAACATTTTTTGAGATCAGAAGAAACTTAAAAGCACACTGTCTTGAGCTGGAAGAAATCTCAAAGACGACAACGACAATTGAAGACAGTGCGATTGACAGGGTTGAGATTGAGCTTCAGCTTGAGAACATGACTGTCCAAATCAGGGAAGCGATGGTTTATGCGCCGAAGGAGCTTCGTGCCATATACAGCAGGTTTCTTGAGATGTACGACCTAATCCTTGAGGAACAAGAGTTTGCAAGGCAACTCAAACGAAAGAACGAAAGAGATGCTAAATGGCAACGCGAACTCCTACGCAATCACAGGGTAGACAGGGCGGTGGTTTCGGCTCTGGTTCTTCTTCTAGTTCTGTGGATGTGGGCGCTCATGCTATCGCTCGCATGGCGAGGGAGGATACTAGATGGTTTGTAGTCGGTGTTGTAACTCTGTCTATTGTGTTGTTCTTGGCGTTGCCAGTGTCCATGTTGGTGGTCATTGACTACATGAAATTGCGGTCTGAGATTCAGTATGAAATCAGGCAATCAAAGAAACTTAACAGTGAACTAAGGAAGGAAATAAAGAATGTTGCCAATAGTCGCGGGAATCGTAGCGAACCTAATCAATAACGGGATGCACAAAGTTGCAGACCAAGTGATCGAAAAAGGTGTTGACGCTGTACAGCAAAAGCTCGGCATGGAGCTGAAGCCTGAAGGCGAGGCAACACCTGAATACAACGCCAAGCTCCAAGAAGAAGCAAACCGACACTCTGAGTTCATGGCTGAGTTAGATGAGAAGTCTACTCAACGTGCCTCAGATATGTACATGAACGATGAAGGCACTCGCAAATTCAGTCAAGCATACGCTTGGTTCATTACATCCGTGTCATTCTTGTATTTCTTTTTGGTGTCTTTCATGCCAATTGAGAACCGCAACCGAGACTTCATCAACATCATCTTGGGCTTCTTGATCGGCACTGCCGTGAACTCGTTGATTCGTTTCTTTTACGGCTCTAGCAACAAAGCTCAAGAAGACGTAGACAAGAAGCAAAAAGAGATGGCAGGTGACAAATGACACCAACAATTGAGCATCTTCAAGCAGCCAAGGTTAAGCATCCTGAAAAGTGGATTGATGCGATTGTTGCCACTTGCCAAGAGTTTGAGATCAACACTCCACAGCGTATTGCTTCGTTTTTGGCGCAGACTTCTCACGAATCTGGCGGATATACGATGCTTTCCGAGAATCTTAACTATCGTGCCGCGACTCTTGCTGCTTGCTGGCCTAATCGTTTTGCTGTTCTTGGTGCAGATAAGAAGCCAGTCAAAGAGAACGGGAAACTAGTTCCTACGGCTGTGGCAAACAGCATTGCTGGCAAGCCTGAACTCATTGCTAACTTGGTGTATTCAGGTCGTATGGGCAACGGTCCTGCTGAATCAGGTGAGGGGTGGGCGTTCCGAGGAAGAGGTTTGAAGCAATTGACTGGAAAATTTAACTACACCAAATGCTCGGAAGGGCTTGGTGTTGATCTAGTTGCTAATCCTGATTTGCTGCTTGAGCCTATCTATGCGGCTCGTTCGGCGGGATGGTTTTACAAGACGAACAATCTCGCTGCATTTGCTGACGTTGGTGACATCAAGGGAATGACTAAGAAGATCAATGGTGGTTTCATTGGGTTGGAACAACGTCAAGCCTTGTACGACATCTGTTTAGCTAAATGTCAGTGATGGTTTTACAAGCCTAATTTCAGCGAAAATAGAGGCTATGCAAAACTTCCAAGGTCAGATCGAGACACCAGCAGTACCAGAATTGCCAGTTGCTGGCGTTGTGTATAGCGGTCAACTATCAAACCAAACAAATGGCAGTCTAAGACTGTTTTTTGTTCGTTTGATGTCTAACCTTCGAGCCTTGTTTGGCCCTGCTGGTATGCAGTTCATTGATGCACCAAACGGTTTGTTTTTCAGCACTCAAGACCAGACGCTTGCAGCCACTAACACAAAGTACGACATCACATTCAACCAGACATACCTGAACAATCAGGTCAGCGTTGTTGACACCACAAAGATAACTTGTGCTGTTGGTGGAATCTATAACTTCCAGTTCTCTGCACAGGCAAAGTCAACAAGTTCATCTGCAAAGCAGATTTATTTGATGATTAACCGTGACGGCACAGACATTGGTTACACAACAAGGCAGAACACGCTTTCAGGCTCTGATGAGCATCTGTCAATTAACTGGAATTTCAGCATTGACGTGAGTGCTGGTTCGTACATCAAGTTGCGTTGGGCAGGGGATTCAACTGACTTGAAGTTGGAAGCAACTGCTGCAACGTCTCCTCATACAGGTATTCCATCAGCAGTATTGGCTGTTAACTATGTTGCACCATTACCTTTGACGTTACCAACCCCACCGTAAAGATCAAATCATGCCTTACATCCCACTCAAAATCCCTGCTGGTGTATATCGCAACGGTACTGAGTACCAGTCTGCTGGTCGTTGGTACGACTCGAACTTGGTGCGTTGGTATCAGGGAACGATTCGTCCAGTTGGTGGTTGGCAGAAGCGTTCAACTAACCAAGTTTCTGGCAAAGCCCGTGGTTTGTTGACTTGGCGGGATAACTCCAATGACCGCTGGATTGGCATTGGAACTCATACACATCTGTATGTGATGGGTGAGACTGGTTCTCTGTACGACATCACGCCATCAGGCTACACAGCAGGAAATGCTGGCGGTGAGGCGAAATTGGGTTATGGCTATTTGGGTTATGGCTTATACAGCTACGGCGTGTCTCGTCCAGACATCGGTGAAGTTACTCAGGCCACGACATGGAGCCTTGACACTTGGGGCGCTTACCTTGTGGCTTGCGCCAATACAGATGGCAAGATTTACGAGTGGCAGTTAAACACTGCAACTGATGCCGCTGTTATCAGTGGCGCACCAACAGACTGCACAGGCATTGTCGTGACTGCTGAACGCTTCATCTTCGCCCTTGGTGCTGGTGGTGACAAGCGTAAAGTCCAATGGTGTGACCAAGAAGACAACACGGACTGGACGCCTTCGGCAACCAATCAGGCTGGTGACTTCAATGTCACGTCAAGCGGTTCATTGATGTGCGGTAAGCGCGTCCGTGGTTTGACCGTATTGTTTACTGATGTTGACGTTCATACGGCTACATACATTGGCGCTCCTTACGTTTACTCGTTTGACCGTGTTGGTACAGGTTGCGGCGTTATCTCCAAGCAGTCTGTTGCATCAACGGACAATGCCTGTATCTGGATGTCACGTTCAGGGTTCTGGGTATATGACGGTGTCGTCAAGCCATTGCCTTGTGACGTAGGCGACTTTGTCTTTAACGACATCAACTATGCGCAGGAGTCGAAGATTTACTGCGTTCATAACTCAGCCTTTGGTGAGGTTTGGTGGTTCTATCCAAGCGGCTCAAGCACTGAGGTTGATGCGTATGTGTCTTATAACTACCGCGAAGGCCATTGGGCTATTGGCAACATGGCTCGTACTGCTGGCACTGACCGAGGCGTGTTCACATATCCATTGATGATCTCAACTGATGGCTATGTGTACGAACATGAAACAGGTTTGGTTGACTATGAGACAGACCAGCCTTACGCCAAGTCTGGCCCAGTTGACGTGTCAAACGGTGACACCTTGCTTGAGATTGACCAAGTCGTACCTGATGAGAAGACGTTAGGAGACGTGGAAGTCAGCTTTGAGTCACGTTTATACCCAACTGCTGATGCTCGTACTTTTGGCCCATATTCAATGGCAAACCCCACAAGTGTCAGGATTACTGGTCGGCAGATCTCAGCAACCATTGGCGGTGCGCGTAATGCAGATTGGCGAATTGGGACAATCAGGTTCAACGCCAAGCCATCAGGGTCTAAGCGATGACAGATTTGGCTGAGTTTTGGAGACTGCGCAAACACGTTGAAGCGGCTTTAGAATACTCAGCAGGAACACACACGATTGATGATGTGGCTCAAGGGATACTGGAAGGCAAGTTCCAGTGTTGGGAAGGCGCAGAGTCCATCATCATTACTGAAATCGTTGTCTACCCGCAACTCAAGGATTTGCACTTCTTCCTTGCTGGCGGCGACCTAGACGAAATCAGCCTTATGGAGCCACTCATTACGGCTTGGGGCAAGAGTCTTGGATGTACGCGAGTCTCTCTTGCTGGACGTAAAGGTTGGCAAAAGAGTTTTTTAAAGGAAAGAGGGTACGAGCCAAAATGGTCAGTGCTTTCAAAGGAGTTGTAAATGTCTAAAGGCGGAAGTCAAACACAAACGCAGCAAACAGACCCACAGATTAAGCAAGCGTATTTAGATAATCTCGCGCTTGCTAAGTCAACTGCTGGTGGTCTTGGCGTCAAGCAGTTTGCTGGTTTTACACCTGAGTATCAAGCTGCACAAGATCGTTTGACGAACTTGGGCATGACTGGTTTCACACCAGAGTCGATCAGCCAATTCATGAATCCGTACCAAGAAGAAGTGATTGGTGCGGCGATGAGTGACATTGAGCGTCAACGTCAAATGCAACAAGTTGCAGATCAAACTGCTGCAACCCGAGCTGGTGCTTTTGGTGGTTCACGTCAAGCAGTTGTGTCTTCATTGACTAACGAAGCTGCTTTGCGTAATGCTGCAAATACTGCTGCTCAGATGCGCGCACAAGGCTACGGTCAAGCAGCTCAGTTGGCTCAACAAGCTCAGACTATGGGTTTGCAAGGCGTTGGCGCTGTAATGACTGCGCAGCAAGCTCAACAAGCACTTGAGCAAGCTCGTTTGGATGCGGCCCGTAACTTGCCACTTGAACAGTTGTCTATCCAACAAGCTGCAATGTCTGCGCAACCAGCAAACTTGGGTATGACGACAACAACACCAACCACAAAGAATGTTGGTGCTGGCGCTTTGGGTGGTGCTGGTATGGCTTACGCGCTTGGAGCGACCAATCCTTGGGTGCTTGGTGGAGCTGCTTTGCTTGGTTCTGGATTGTTGGGGTAATACTATGTTTGATTTCCTTGGTGGCTCTCAATTCTCTGGTGGTGGACTCAAGATGAATCCGCAGCAATACTATGCTGATGGTATTGGCTTTCGTCCAGCAACTCCTGCAATGTCTCAAGGCCAAGGCTTGACAATGGCATCAATGCCACAAGACTTTGGCAACGTAGGTGCTGGCGCAATGGCTGGTCGTATGCCAATGATGATGGCTTCTCAAATGCTTGGTGCTGGTCAAGAGAAGGCAGCGCCAATCGTTCAAAACAACATCCCGATGGGTCGTAACATGACTTATCAGGACATCATGAAGATGTACGGTATTCAAGGTTTAATGGGGTAAATCATGGCTGAACAAAACTTTGGCGGTCTTCTGTTTGGTCAAGGCGGTTCTGGCCTTGAAGATTATTTGACAGCAGCGCAACAACAACAGATTCAACAACAAGGCTTGATGTCTGCTGCTGCTGCTTTGCTTGCAGCAAGCGGTGAGCGTCCTGCTGGACAAGGTATCTCAATTGGTCAAGCTCTTGGCGGTGCATTGCAAGCAGGTCAACAGGGTTACCAACAAGCTCAGACTGGAGCAATCAGTACCTTAATGGCGCAACAGAAATTACGCGAAGCAAAGATTGCAGCAGACTTGCAGAAGCAGGTTGCAGCAACATTTGCAGAAACTCCTACATTGACCGAAGGCCAAAAGCCTGAAGACATTAAGTTTGGTCAATACATGAAACTTGCTGATATGTATTCAGCAGTTGGAAAGACAGAGGAAGCAAAGCGCTTCCAAGATATGGCCTTCCAGATCAAGCCACGCGCTGAAGTTACAGGCGCCCCGTTTGAAGTTACTAGCGCTGATGGCAAACCTTTGATGGTTCAGCAAATGAAGGACGGAACAATCCGAACCCTTGAAGGATATGGCCCCAAACGCGAGATCGTATTGCAAGACCTTGGTGGCCGTACAGTTGCAATCGACAGGTCTAAGCTAACAGGCGGTGAGTCTTACGGTAAAACATTGGCTCCTCAAGTTGTTGGCGGTGCAGAGACTGGCTATTTCGCAATTGGTGGTGGCGGCGGTGGTGCTGCGCCAGCTCCTGCTGCTGGTGGTCAGCGTACAGCTACTCCACCAGTTGGCTCAACAATCATGCGTCCTGATTACCGTCCAGCTCCATCAGCTCCTGCTGGTCAGGTTGTGCCAACAGCCTTGCCTGAATCAGTGATTCAGCCACGCGCAACTGGCTTGCAGCCGATCATTGCTGGCACTGGTACAAAGCCATCAGCAGAATTCATGAAGGCGTCAAAACAATTGAATGACTTGGAAGGCGCATTGAAAGACTACAAGACAGAGGTTGCATCTGATAAGTGGGTTCTTCCTAAGAGTATTCCATTGCCTTTCTCTGACACTGGCATCCCATTGCCAACTGGCGCTGATACAGCTCGCGTTGCTGGAAAGTACAACTCTCTCTTGATGGGTGTGAAGAACTTGTATGAGTTGGGCGCATTGACTGGCCCAGATATGTCAATCATTGAACGTCAATTGACCAATCCTGCTTCATGGGCTGGCTTGCTGACAAGTAAGAACGCTATGAATGAGCAGATCACAATCCTTGAAGATATGCTGACGCGAGCAAAAGAAAACTTGTCATCTTCTTACCGTCAAACAGTTCCTGCCGCATCAACTGCTGGTGGAACCCGTGAATGGGTATGGCAAAACGGTCAACTGGTTCCAAAGAAGTAAGGACGCATCATGGTTCAAAAAGTAACAATCCCTGAAGTCGGCGTTGTCGAATTCTCGGACAGCATGAATCCAGAGGACATTGCAGCAGCCATCAAGTTGATTACAACTGGCGGCGCTGCTCCAGCTCCTAAAGCTCCACAGACACCAACGCAAAAGATTTTGAACTCACCAGTTGGTGGTGTGATTCGTGGCTTGCGTGACTTGCCTGATGCTGGCGCTCAGTTGCTTACCCGCAGTCTTGAGGCTGTGGCTCCTGCTGGTTCAGCAATGGAGCAATTCATGAAGGAAGAACGCCGACGAGTTGAAGACATCAACCGTCAGGCTGAACTTGACTACCAGAAGAACTGGCGTCAAGGACAGATGAAGCAAGGCGAGATGGATGTTGGTCGCATTGGTGGCAACATCGCCACGGCAATCATGCCTTCGACTGCTGCCGTTAAAGCTCTTGGCTTGACTCAAGCTCCAGTTCGTGCTGGCGCTGTGTCTGGTGCTGTTGGCGCAGCAATGCAGCCAGTTGCCACTCCAGAGTCACGCGATTTGACTTTGTCTGATCTCGTTACTGGTGCGCAGCCGCAAGGAATGTCAACTGCTGACTTCTTCACGCAAAAGGCTGCGCAGATCGGCAGTGCTGCTGCTCTTGGCGCTGGCGCTGGTTATCTTGGAGACAAATTGACTCAGGCTGTATTTGGTCGCGGAACACCAAGCCAAATTCAGCAAAGCGCAGCAAAGGCTGCTGCTGGTGGCGAAGCTGGTGCAGCAGAAGCAAGCATTACTGCAACTCCAACAGTTCAAGCAACTGGTGGTGGTGTCAACTTAGGCGCTGTTACTCCTGAAGCTAACGCTGCATTGACCGCTGCACAGCAATCAATCTTGCAGCGCGGTAAGGCTCTTGGATTCAAGACAACACCAGCGCAGGAAACTGGTTCGCGTTCTTTGTTGCAGATGGAAGCGCGTATGGAGTCAAGCCCATTCACGTCAGCACCATTCAATGCCATCAAGCAAGAAAACCAACGCGTCTTGAACCGCGCTACGGCTCAAGCCATTGGCGTGAAAGCAGACGAGTTGAGCAACCCAGTGTTGGCTCAAGCACAGCGCAACATCAGTGCTGTTTACAACCGTATTGCAACGCCAGAACTCAAGAAACTCGACACCATGACAATGTTGAACAACATTGACTTGGTGGATAACGCTTTTGAAGGTCTGACAACTCAGCCATTGAAGTCAAACATCTTCGTCAAGCAATTGCAAGACTTGGCAATGAAGGGTGAGGCAAGCGGTGTGCAGTTGCAGAACTTGTCCTCAAAGATTGGTAAACGTGCCAAGAATGAGATGACCACTGCAATGGGTGACCGTGAGCTTGGCAATGCCTTGTTCCAGCTCAAGGAGATGGTTGACGATGCGTTGCAGTCTGGCTTATCTCAGGCAGAGCAACAAGCGTTTGCACAAGCGCGTAACAACTACCGCAACCTGATGACAATTCGCACCAGCCAAGGCGTTGTGAATCCATCGTCAGGAAACGTGTCTGGTCTGAACTTGGCTTCTGCTTTGACTCGCAAAGACCCCAAAGGTTTTGTCTTTGGTGGCAATGAGACGCCAATGTATGAAGCAGCTCGATTTGCTCAAGCCTTCAAGCCAATTGTTGGTGACTCAGGCACTGCAACTCGTTCAATGGAATATTCACCAGTGAACGTGTTGTTGTCTATGCCTACAAACTTGGCGGCTCGAGCTTACACTTCTGCACCAGTAACTGCTGCGGCTTCTCGCGTTTCGTCTGGTGCTGGTGTTGCACCAAACGCATTGACCGCTGCACAGGTGGCTGCATTGCGTAAAGCATTGCCAGTAACTGGCGGATTGGGTATCGCAGGACTCTTAGGACAATAAATCATGGCAACACAAAACCCTTATTCAGGTAGTCTTTTGATGGACGCAGTGCGTGGCTCGTTGAGCAACGCAGAGTCTCTTGGTCGTGGTTTTGCTGTTGCACCAGTTGGTTTAATTGGTGACATCAACGCATTGGCGCGTCAGTACATCACACCACGTCTGCCACAGAGTGTGCAAGGCTTGCTGCAAGCAGCGCCAGCAGCACCAACAACTGAACAGATTTTGTCAAACATTCCTCGCGTGTCTACTGCTCGTCGTGAATCGTCTGGCATGGAGCAGCTTGGCGCTGCAATGAATCCGCGTGGTCCTGTTGAGTTGGCTCAAGGCGCTGGTCGTCTTGCTGGTAATGCCGTGAATGAAGCAATGGTCTATGACCGTGGCTTGCTGGCTGGTATTACGCCACAGCCTATGCGGATAGTTCCAACTGACGTTGCTAAACAAATTGATATGCCAGTCAATTTGCCACAAAGCAAAGAATTCTTGAAGGCTGTTGAAAACGAGCCATCTGCTCAGATTACAGAGCAAGGTTTGTTAATGAATCTTCGTCGTTTACAAACTCCAGAACAGTCAGGGATGGAATCTGTAAGAACTGGAGTTTTTTATCTTCCTGAAGGTCAAGCAGCAAACCTAAAACATTACAAAGGCAAAACTGGTTATGGTGGCGTTGAACCAATTGAAGGTGAAACTCTTTACAAGAATCCTTTGTTTGTAAAAGGTGCAACTGGCGGTAAGGCTCCTGAAGCTGCATATGACTCGTTGTCAGGAAAAGGCGCATATCAAGCAATGCGAAATGATGTCTTAAAGTCTTACGGCTACAACTCAAATCAAAGTCAAAAAGTTGAGGCTGTTCAAGGTTTACTTGAAAAGTACAACGGGCTTGACTCTGATGATGCTTACAACATGGCTTACAACATTGTCAGCAACAGCAAAGGCGGAAACACTTTGCCATATGCTGTGCAAGAAAACATTGTTGCCAATGCTGTTCGTAATGCTGGACATGATGCTGTTCTAGGTTATGGCAAAGGCCGTGGAGACAAGGGCGAATTTTTCTCTGAAGTCTTTGACGTTAGAGAGGCAACATATCCAACACCACAAGGTGACTTCGAATTGATGCCTCAGTTTGAAGGTTTGCTCAAGCCATAAAACGCAGTCATCAACGGGTCGCGTTTGATCTTTCTGCGTAGCTGACGTTCACGCGCAAGACGAAAAGCCTTGCGCTCAACGTCTTCATTTGCTCGCATCTTCCTGACACGTTCAGTTGATGTTGTAGGCTTTGGCTTCTCAGCATCAACACCAATTCCATAACGGTAAGCAGCAGCAGGGATGTCGTTGTACTCCACCCTGCGCCACTCTTGGATGAACACCTTGCCATCAGCGTACAGCTTGGACAATATCTTCCTTGATGTACGTACATGACAGTGAACCATTCCAGCCAGCTCGACGGCTGTGAATGGTTTGTCCATGATGGCTTTGATGATGCGAGGACGGTTTACGGATTGCATTGCTTACTTTGGCAACTTATTAGCTGCAAGAGTCGCATATCCAGCAATGTCGTGCCAATGGTCGTGTACATCAGGATTTCCGTTAAGGATTCGAGCAATCTTGTGAGCAATCATGTCAAGTGCCTCACGCTGAACTGCACCAAGATTCACATATCCATGTGCATTGAACATCTGGCACTTAATGCTTTGCGCGATACGCGCATGGCTGTCAAAGTCTCCATGCGTTTGCTGGCGCTGCGCTAATGTTTCATTGATGTCAGTCATTTTTGCCCTTTGAATTTACATTCATATTCAGTTGGTGCGCCACATAGTTGAAAACCAACAATTACATATCCACACATTGCGCCAATTTGTGGCATACCTTTGCATCCACAGTTTGGCTTCTCTTCTTTCTTCTTTCCAAAAATAGCATCCCAGTTTGATTCGTACTTTTCGCGGTCTGGAATAGGACGCGCTGTTGAGCCTTTACCCATTACACAGTCTCCTTCACGAACAAACCTTCAGCGTTCATTGAGCCTTTGCGGTCCTTGATTTGCTCGTATGCAGATTCAAGGCAATCAGTCAGGTTAATGTCATATAAAGCGCAAATGTTTATCAAACAAACTACGCTGTCACCAATCCCATCTACAACTTCCACCATGTCATTATTTGCCATGGCTTCATGCAATTCAGCAATTTCTTCTTGTAGCTTTTTGAACTGAGCTGCTGGTGTGCTGTTCGGAATAATCTTCCGCGCTTCCGACCAGCGCAATACTTTCATTTCTACTTCTGCGTAACTCATTTTTTCTTTCCTTTAGGTGTGACGTTTGCTGTTCCTGCTCGGCTGTAAACCTTGAACTCACGTGGAGCCAAGTCAACTCGTTGTTGAGTTGATAACTTCTTCTTCATCATCATCTCAGGCGCTCGCATGACGTGAAGCGGCTTGAGCATATGATGAATTGTGCCAACTGATGGGTTGGTCTTTCGCTGCTCCTCTGTGAACTCGGACATCGCGTGAGAGGACAGCTTGTGTCTATTCTGAATCCTGATGCTGTCGAGCAGCTTTGTCTCGTATGTCTTTGCGTAGTCAGGATGGAACGCGTTTACAAATTCAGTCATTCAATACTTCCAAAAAATAAATAAAACCAATCAGCACAGCAACTGTGACGCTGACACCTGCCAGCATGAGTGCAACCATTAATGCAATGTTTTCTACGGCATCCATGTTTCTTTTCCGTTCTCACGCAGTATGCGTTGACGCAAAGCAAAGCCCCACGCCAAGCCCCAAATAATCCACAGCCATCGGTCTTGAAGGCTCCAGTTCGCAGGGTTGCTGTCCCAGTTGACGAATCCAATCAGAACGTAGATCACGCCAAGCATGATTGGGTATGAGATGTGGTCGATGTAGTCTTTCATGTGTTCTTCTCCTTGAGTTTGGCTTCTGCTTCCCAAATCAATCTTGCTGGGATTGTTGTCCAATCGTTTGACTCCAAAATTGCTCTGATTTCTTGCTTTGTCAGCCCAACCCATTCACGCTTTGGCTCTGGGTAGTAGCAAGGCCCGTCTTTGCGGTGAACAACGCCAAGTGCGGTCAGATCACCGCATACGCACATCCAATCTGGATTGAATTCGTTAGTCATGCTTCCCCATTAATGCCGTAGAGCGCCTCGACATCACCAACGATAAGCACATAGTCAGCAAAATCAATTTCTGCATCCGTCATGTCCAACACTTTGGCGACCTGCCAATGCTCACGCAGTTGTTCAATCGTCAGCGGCTCACGCTTTGGCTGTGGGTGGGTGTAAACAGCAATCACATTCATTGGACTATAAAAGTTAGAGGGACGCATTCTTGAAAAACGAGTCTCCATGCCATCTTTTAGGCTAGTCCAAACATATCCGTAAGGCTCTTGCTTCTCTGCCTCTGCGATGGCTTGGTCAATCAATGGCAAAACTTCATCCAAAGCCCATCGCACCCATTCCTCACGCTGCCAAAAGACAGTTTCGCCGTTCTTGGTCAGGGCGTGCTGTTTTCCTGCGTTGATTGACGATATGACGCTGCGCGCCTGTTTTATTGCTTCAATGCTCATAGTTGCTCCTTGATTCCATGTTCTTGCTCAATGCGGCGTGTAATTTCTATTACATCTTCATCTGTGATGTGTTCACCGCAATAGGTAGCAATGCGCTTAATGTTGGTCAATTCAAGCGGCTTACGATTTGCAGACAGATTAACAACCGCCCACTCTAAAGAGCCAAGCTCTGCAAGATCAAAACTGTTTTGATATTCGCGTGATTTCAAAAAATGAATACGTCTTTGTAATGTCTTAATGTGTTCTGTTGGAGTTCTCATAACGGAGCCTCTGGCAATTGTTGACGTTGCTGTTGTGCGTATTCCTTGATCTGCTTGGCAGTCCAAGGCACTGGTGGATGTTGTGGGAAAGGCCAGCTCATGACACTATCACTCCAACACAAGGCAATGCCAAACAAGCTGAAATACAAGCTATCAATGTTCGGTTGTAATCCCAAACTAGGTTTGAGCATTGACTACCAGTCCAAAACCAGCAAGTCAAATCACCTAAAGCCATCCATGCTGGACATAGAAATCCGATAGCCATAATTGCAAAAAATATTTTCATATTTCATCATCCTTCTCAACAGGCTCAACGCCAGTTCCATGACAGTGCTTGCAGGTTGCTCCATCCCACATACCTTCGCCAGAACCGCTGCACCATGTGCAGTCTTCGTATTCATCATCCATTTACTTCTCCAATACAGATCGAGCCTTACGCGCTCGGATTTCTTTTTCAACGATTTGCATTGATTTCTCAAGCTCACCAATGGTGGTGATCTCAAGTTGGGCATCGTGGATTTCAGCAACCAACATAATCGCTGTCATCTCAGCAGCCTTCAACACAAACTTGTCATCACGGCTCACGCCACGCTTGGCAACTTCAAGCAAAGCATCCTGACCAGCTTTGATCTCATTCGCATACTCGTCACCAATCTTGAGTCTGGTGAGTGCTTCTGCAATGTTGAACGCGCCAATGATGGTGTCAATGTCAATGCGTCCAGCCTCGCCTTTACGCAGACACTCCAAGGACTCATGGTTCTTAATCTTCAAGTGAAGGATGGCATCGCCAGTCTCACTGACATTCCTAAAGCCATTGATGACCCATTGAACAGCGTCAAGGCGTACTGGCTTTGGCTTGTACTTCTTACGTGGTTTGCTCACTGGCTTTGCTCCATGATGTCCATCTCGAGAGACTTCACACGATCACGCAATGAGTCAACTTCCTGCTCGTAAATCTCAAGCTGCTTTACCAAATCGCACAGCATGGCTGCAATCTTTGATGGACCTTCAGCTTGGTAGGCTTCCAGCTCACGCGCCATCAGTAGGGCTTGTACTCTGTTTTTCATTTGTTTCTTTCTGTTCAATCATTTCACCAACAACAATTTGAATGTTGTAAAGTTTGTAAATCTTTATAAGATCAAATTTTTTGATGTTTTGCGTATTGAAGTATCTTTTTGCTTTTGTTTTTGACTTGCCGAAAGATGAAGTATGTAGACATTCTTCACCATCTCGATTCAAATATGAAAAACAGAATCCACTTATTACTTTTCCTTTCACAACTTCTTCTCCTTGCTATAAACAGAACGTGAGTGTTCACGCTCTTGCTTCACACCACCAAGCCATCCAGCCATTGCGCCACGGCTGGCTGCTTCACGAATCATGGTTGCCAAGTCATCAGGACGAATCACACCTGTCTTGCCACCAGAGCGACGAATGAAGTCGCTGACAATCTCGTCGATGTCATCTTGCAGTTTTGCGGACATAAATTGTTCCTCTCCAAAAAGCATTAGTTGTTACGGGCTTTTAGCATTGCGTCTGCAAGTTCATACGCTTGTGCTGCAACACGGTCTGGCGTATTAACTGGGAAACTTGTAGGAAATACAGTTCCAGACTTAACAAATGCAGCCGCAAAGTAGTCGCGCAATGTCATGCCACTTTGCAATTGCTTTGCTTCTTCTTCTGTTTGTGGTTTCATAGCAATGAACGGGTCTGCAATTGGAAACGCTGGAATATTTTTATTTTTCATGTTCAACCCCAAAGATGTGAAACCAAGAAACCAGCAGCAAACGCCAGTGCGATGTGTACCCAGTACTCTGCTTGTGCTGAAGCGTCAGAGCGATGGCCTTCCATCCATTCCCAACGCTGACGAGCTTCAATGGCTTCAACTGTGTTTGGGTAGGCGTCTTGCATGGTGCGTGGGTAGGTGCGGGTGGTGTCGTTGAGTTTCATGGTTTCAATCCTTAGTGGTTGTTGATGAGTGAATCATATCACACTTGATTAGCATGACAAGGATTATTTTTAGATGTGTGTCGTTTCTGCCACAAATCCCTAA